ACGTCAAGGTGGGCACGGACGAACGCCAGCTTAAACTTACTGGAAAGGTAAGCAGCGAGGCAGACGCAAAAGCCCGCCTGATAGCGGCCATCAAGAATGCCAATCACGGCGCGACTAAGATCAGTTTTACGATGCTGGGCTATCCGGCCGGCGCTTCAGCGCAGTGCTTCAACCTGGTTGGCTATGGCAAGATGGACGGGAAATATTTCGTCGATCAGATGGAGCACACCATATCTCCATCTAACGGGTACAAAACACAAGTCAAGGCCAGCAAAGTAGAAAAGGAGGATTTTGCATGAGCAGTGAAGTGAGATTCGGCAATGTGAGTTCCATCGACTATGATGCTGGAAAGTGTGAGGTCACTTACCCGGACCGGGACGACACCGTTACGGAAATGGTGCCGTTTCTGTCCAATGGTGAGTATCAGACACCGAAAGTTGATGACCTTGTGCTTGTCCTGCATCCGGGAGATAGCCCGGAAGATGCTGTTGTGGTGGGCACCGTCTGGAATGAAAAGAATAAACCGCCCGAAGGAAAGGAAAAAGTCTACCGAAAGGACTATGCCAACTCGCGGGGAAAGGCATATCGGAAGTTTGATGCAAATACCAAAGAACTGACCGACTATGTGGACGGAAAGAAAATCCTGAAGGCAAAAAGTCTTGAGATCCAGGTAGGCGGTGCAACCGTGACCATCAGCGAGGGCGGAGAAATCAAGGTGACATCCCCGGCGGGGATCACGCTTGCAGCATCCGGCGAATTGAAAATGACGGCATCGACCATCAATGCGACCGCTGGAACAGTGAACATCCAGGGCGGAGGTGGCGATGTTGTTGTGTCCGGCAAATCGCTGGTATCGCATACGCACACCGGAAACCTTGGCAAGAAAACATCCGCACCCCTGTAAGGAGGTTTTGGAATGTATGTTGGAATTTTCGGCGATGTGATTTTCTCCGTGGGGCACCTGCGTGTGCTCACCCCGTCAAACTTCAAGGGAAGGACCGGCGCAAACTGGGCGGAACATGAAGTTCTGGGAGGAAAAGCACGAGCAGAGTATTTATCACCGAAACTGAGAGAGTACACCTTTGATATTCTTCTGGATGCAGCACTCGGCGTGAATCCTCGCAAGATGCTGAACCGTCTGACAGAAATGTCAGAGAACGGAGAGATTCATTACCTGATTATCGGGTTTGCACCGGTATCGCAAAACAAGTTTCGGGTCACTGAAATAAGCGACAGCTGGGATTCGGTGATAAAACACGGGCTTTTGATGCAGTGCAAGGTGAGCCTGACCATAAAGGAGTACATATGATCGACTTCAGCAGCACGGTGGTTGAGCTGTCCGGTGACAGCGAAAAACAAAAAGAAGTGCAGGACATTGCAAAGTGCCTTCGCACACTGTATTCCACACCAATCGGGAGCCAAGAGGGCGACAGAGAACTCGGAATCAATCCAAACATATTTGTCGATAAGCCACTTCCGGTGGCAAAGGGATTATATGTGGCTGAGGTAACAGAGAAAACCGCATCGTTTGAGCCGCGGGCAAGAGTGGTGCGGGTGGACTGGCTGGACAGTGATGTGCTGCATGGCGTTGTAATTCCAAAGGTGGTGTACGAGCTTGTCTAAAATAAAAGAGTTTGAGAACATCCCGGACATCGACATTGAAGGCGAAGAAACGCTGGAAGAAGCTGTGGCCGATTGCAAGGCGCTGTTTGGCAAGTACAACAAAGAACTTTTCAACGGTGAGGTATCGTTGGAACGGTGTTCTGAAGCACGGCTTGTCCTTTTGACACTGGCACATCGTTCGCATCACAACATGGAGTACAGCACGGCGTGTCTGAAAGCGGAACTGCTGCCTACGAGCACGGGGCCGAATTTGGACAACCTTGCTCCGCTTGTTGGAGTGGAACGCCTGGAAGCCGGAAAAGCCACGGCGGTTATTCGATTCACACTGTCTGCGCCGAGAACGAGTGCAACCGGAATCCCGGAAGGAACACAGGTGAGAACGGCAGACAAACGGTATTTCAAAACCGAAAAGTATGCGGAGATCTTACCCGGCGAACTGACCGTGGACGTAGTTGCCGTGGCGGATGAGGCAGGAAGCAACAGCGATGGGATTGCCGAAGGCGAAATCAATGTGCTGGTGGATCCTATCCCGTATGTGTCCGGGGCAAAAAGTGTTTCGGCAAGCACGGGCGGTACGGATACGGAAGGTGACGATTCATTTACCAGACGTATCAACTATGCACCTTCGATTTTCTCCGTGGCCGGTCCGGTGGATGCCTATGAATACTTTGCATCGAGCTGGCGGTCCGATGTGGCAGATACGAAGATCGTTTGCAAGGAAGGATACACGATCCACATTTACTTTCTGATGGCCGGAGGCAGAGTTCCGACAAGGGAAGAATGTACCGGAATGCAGGAATATTTCGACACGGTAAAGCGCCCGATGGGTGATCTGGTTCTTTGCCATGCGCCGGAAGAAATCCCGTATGACATCGAGCTTACTTACCATATTGCCTTGAGCAATGTCAAGAATGCATCGACGATTCAGGAAAATGTGGAAGCAGCTGTGAAGGAGTATGAAACCTGGCAGAGAAAAATCGGCCGGGACATCGAACCGGCGGAGCTGATTATGCGTGTACGGGAAGCTGGTGCGAAACGCCCACGTCTGTTGACACCGGTCGAAACAACTGTCTCCGAAATTCAGGTGGCAAAGCTCCGAAGCTGCAAGGTGACATACGGAGGAATCGAAGATGATTGAACTCCACGAAGTTGGCCTAGTCGAAGGGCTACCGCCTGATGTTGCCAAAGAGCCATGGGTACAGATCCTTGATGCAGTTTTCAGGGAGCGGCGCAAGAAGGAACTGGAAGCTGCCGAACGCTTGAAAATCTACACGGATATTGACCGTGCAGATGAGGCAGTTCTGGATATTCTTGCGGTTCAGTTCCGCGTTGACTGGTACGACACCAGCTATCCGATTGAAACAAAGCGCAGGATCATCAAAACTGCGCTGGAAGTCCGTCGGTACTGCGGAACGGAGTGGGCAGTCCAAAAGGCGCTGTCCTCGATTTATCCGAATGTGAAGATAAGTGAATGGTATGACTACGGAGGAAGGCCGGGCTACTGGCGAATGAACGTAGACATTACCGATGATGGTGTCATTTACTACACACCGGAAGAAATTGAAAAGCGCCTTGGTTATGCCCGGCGCTGTACCGCTCACCTTGAGCACATCATCTACATCGTCGAACCGCATGAACGGTCGCCCGCTTATATCGCCGCCGCACCCTGCGGCATGGCGACATCCTGCACCGTAAAGGTCCCCGGTAGGATCAAGCCGCGGGAAATCGGCGCAAAGGCGTATGTTGCCGGTGCGGTCGGAAGATCGAAAATGCAGGTTGCCGTGGCGCTGCCCGGTGCCGTTGAAGCAAAGGCAGTGAAAGCACGAGCCTTTACGGCGGGCACCGTTGAACGGTCGCACACGGCGATAAACATTGTTATTGGAGGACAGACAACGTGAGTTGGGAAAAATCTAGCTACACCGCCGCCGGTGCCGCCCTGCTGTCGGAATCTCTCTCCGGTGGTGCGCTGGTAATCACCCGCGCTGTGAGCGGCACCGGTACGGCTGACGCAGACCTTTCGGGGGAAACCGGGGTAAGCGGCGAAACACATGACCTGAAATTGCTGGACATCGAAACCGTTGAAAGCGGCGGTGAGACGGCTCGGCGGGTAAAAATCCAGATCACCGGTGCGGATGAAACGTACATCATGCATCAGGTGGGCGTTTACGGCAGGCTGAACGACGATGCCGAAACACTCCTGTTTATTATGCAGGATAAGCGCGGCGTGGAAGTCCCGTCCACGAAAGTGAACGGCGATTTTGAGATTGAGCTGGCGGCGCTGCTTGCTGTGTCGAACAAGGCCAATATCAGCATTACCGTTGACCCGCAGATGCAGGCTCTCGCAAAGATGGTCAGGGCAGAGGTCGAGAAGCACAACAAAGACGCTTCCGCCCATACCGAGGCCATCACCGCCGCCGTCGGCAACGCCATGGAATCCCTCAAGGAATCTGGGGACGTTGTAAGCGAAGAACAGGTCAAAGCTCTTATTCAGGAGCAGGGCAGCTCTGGCGGGGCTGCCATCATCAAGGACATCACGATCCCCGCAGACGGTTGGGACTGGCAGCGGGAATCTGATGACGAGGAAATGCTGGGGATGGATGACTTCCGGTGCGTTGTCAATGTCACAGTTGACGGCGTAACGGAGGATATGTTCCCCAGTGTTGCCTTACATAAAGCGGCCCTTGAGGTCGAAAAGCGTGCCGGGCTTTGTCCGACGGTGCAGGCTCTCGCCGGTGTCCTGCGCTTTTGGGCAAGGAACATCCCGACGGAGGATATGTCCGCCACGGTGGCGCTGTTTGCACCGGGAGGCACAACGGGCGGCGGTTCCGCCTATGTGCTGCCCGTTGCAACGGCGACCCGGCTCGGCGGCGTGAAGATTGGTTCCGGTATTTCCGTGACGGCAGACGGAACAGTCACCGTATCGACCAGCGGCATCACCCCGGAGGAAGTCGTATCTGCGGCGGACACGGATAAGATGCTGGACGAAATCTTCCCCGCAGAAAGTTGAACGAATCACCGGCATAACAGGAGGCTTATATGGCAGACAACAAGTTTGTAACCCTCGAAGCTCTCAAATCCACCGCTGCACGCCTGCAGCAGGAGTGGCTCAAGTCTATTTCCAAGGCGGGCCATGCCACTTTCCGCAAGGCCGAAGCCATTCCGACGGTCGATGAAGCGCAGGACAATGTGATGTATCTGGTCATGAATGACAAGACGCAGCACTATGACATCTACGCAAAGGTCGAAGGTGCGGTCGTCCTGCTGGATGATACCACCGTTGACCTTTCCGGCTATGCCACCAAGGAACAGCTGGAAGCTGTTTCTGGTGGTCTGGGTGGCACGGTATACGCCGCGACCAAAGCTGACCTGTCCGCATCCGACGACAGCGTGATCTCCGGCTACTTCGACCAGAACAAGGACGCAAAGCCCAAGAAGGGCGATGTCTTTGTCGTGACCACCACCGTGGACGGCTCTACCTATGAGCAGTCCGCATACTTCTATGATGGTTCCGCATGGGCAGCAATGACCGGCAGCGTGGATGCCGACAAGGTGATCCTGCGGGACAACATCACGCTGGCCGGTGGCTATACGCAGGTCGGCAACCTGACTAAGAGCCAGAACGGCACGGCGACTTTCCAGACCAAGGGCAAGAGCGTCATGGATGCCCTGACCGAAATCTTCTCCAAGCGCCTGCAGCCCACCATCACCGCACAGCCGTCCATCGGAACCTTTACCCTGACCGGTGCCGGTGCGGTTGAGGCGGGCACCAAGGTGGCCGCTGCAGCCTACTCCGGGGCAACGCTGAATGCTGGTTCCTACCAGTACGGCCCGGCGACCGGTGTTGTAGCGACCAACTTCAAAGTGGAGCGCATCACCAACGCCGCCACCACGCAGGTTGCATCCGTGGATGCTGCATCCCTGACCGCTGGCTCCGACAACAACGGCGGCGTTGGCTTCATCATCGGCGACGCTGGCGGCGACAACGCTGTGTCCAGTCTGAAATACCGCGTGACCGCAACCCACGGCGCAGGTGTGACCGCAAAGGATAACCTCGGTGCTGCATCCAGCCCGGTGGTCGCCATTGCGGCAGGCAGCAAGACCAAGGACACCGCCGCCTACACCCCGTTCCGCAACGTGTTCTACGGCGCATCCACCAGCAAGCCCGCTCTGGACAGCGCTGCTATCCGTGCACTGGGCAAGACCGGCAAGGCATACGCCGCAGGTACGTTGACCATCAACGTACCTGTTGGCGCACAGCGCGTGGCGATTGCCTGCATTGCGACGGCCAAGGGTGTTACCAAGGTCATCAACGAGACCGCCATGAACGCCGATGTCACCGGCACCTTCGTGAAGTCCACCGTGTCCGTTGAGGGCGCGAACGGCTACGCCGCGAAGGAGTACAATGTCTGGGTGTTTGAGCCTGCTGTTGCCTACGGCAACGCCGCAGTTCTCAAGGTCACTCTGGGCTGATAGGAGGGATAGACAATGGCTGTGAACAATACCGTAAAGACCTATGCCAACATGGAGTTCCCGCTGGCTATGAAGCGTCAGGACGCTTTTGCCCTTGATCCTTCCACCGTCTGGCCCACTCTGGCCGATGCCCAGAGCTACGCAAAGACCAATCCGACCGCCTATGTCGGCCAGATGCTTTCCGTCGTCGTGAACGGCACGGCTACTCCGTATGTGATCCAGAATGCCGCTGGCGACCTCGCCCCGCTGGGCGCTGCCGCCGTGACCATTGCTTCGGACGACGAAGCAAACGAAATGCTCACTGAGATTTTCGGCGAGTAATGCACGATCTGTAATCGACCGGCTGTCCGGGAAGTCTGGGCAGCCGGATATTTTATCATGAACAAATAAGAAAGAGGTATTTTACTATGGCTTACAATGCAACTGCTCTCGTCCGTCTGGCTGCTCTGAAGGCTCTGGCCGCAAAGACCAAGGCCGAGATCGACAACATCAACACCGACGTTTCCAAGGCCATCAAGTCTCTGGGCGTGTCTGGTAACACTGTCAGCTTCTACACCAGCGCCGACAAGTCCGGCGATGCCGCATTCACCTTCGACTTCCCGAAGGAGCTGTTCCTCGATCAGGCCAAGACTACCTTTGTGCCGAAGTTCGCATTCAGCACCGAGACCTACCCCGGCGCTACCGACCCCAAGCTGGCAGGTAAGCCCGTCATGGTGCTGGCTGTGAAGGGTCAGAACCCTGACAGCTGCACCTACAGCTTCCTCGATATGTCCGCTCTGGTCGATACCTACAAGGCAAAGGCCACCGGCAAGGACGCTTCCACCACCATCACCGTCTCTGGCTATGAGATCGAGGTGAAGGTGAACGTCTCTGCCGCTGCCGGTAATGCTCTGAGCCTCAAGGCAGACGGCCTGTATGTGGACATCAGCGGCAAGGCCGACAAGGTGAAGAACGCCACCTCCGGCAACTTCGCCGCTCTGGATGCAAACGGCAACCTGACCGATTCCGGCAAGAAGCCCGTTGACTTCGTGGCCGCTGAGACCGGCAAGCGCCTGATGACCGATGCCGAGGGCACTAAGCTGGACGGCATTGCCGAGGGCGCAACCAAGGTGGAGAAGTCCGCCACCAACGGTAACGTCAAGATCGGCGGCGTGGAGACCGTTGTTTACACTGAGCCGTCCGACGTGATCCATGGCACTGTTGCATCCGACGAGGATGTGACCGCTATGCTGACCGAGGTTTTCGGCGCATAAGCTGACTGACCTTACCAAAGAAGTATGAGGGGCGAGACCGTCACATGGCGGTCTCGCCTGCTTTTTTAGGGAGGACAAGCGTGAATGAATATTATCGCACTCGTAACCCACCTGAAACTGGTAGCACAGGAAGCAAAGAAGTATGCGGCAGGGCTGGCAAGTGAGCTGTCCAATGCAACGCTGGAAGCAATGCAGGAAATGGACAGGGCAAAGGTTGACCGGCTGTCCTCTGTACCCGTCACGATCAAGGCGGACGGCTGGGTGAAGGATGAAACGTGGGAGGAATACCCCCTGCGTTATGACATCACTGTCAACGATGTGACGGCGACCGATCGTGCAGACATCATCTTGTCGCCGAACAGCCTGACCGCTGCGATGGACTGCGGTGTTTGCCAGACCTGTGAAACGCAGGCAGGGAAAATCTGTATCTGGGCAAGGAAAGCTCCGGCGGAAGCACTGACTGCGGAGTACCGGATCATTCAGGGCGAAAAGCCGAAGGAGGAATAACCATGGCATACGGAAATGTGAACGTCGCTGTACCCGGCGTGTCGAACGATGAATCCAGCTATCTGAAAACAGAACAGGCCGGTGCCCCCGGTGGCGTGGCAACGCTGGACGCGGATGGTAAGTTGTCTGAATCCCAGCGCCCGACGGTGGACGCATACACCAAGGTTCAGACCGACCAGAAAATCAGCTCTGCCGTCGATGCCCACAACTCCGCAGAGAATGCACACGGCGACATCCGCGCCGGCGTGGCAGCGATGAATGCCAGCATTAAGGCAATCGAGTTGAAGTTCGGCACGAACGTCACCAAGAATCCTTTTTCTGCCACGTTCGGCAGCCTTGACGGCCTGACCGTCACCGGCGTGTGGAACGCAGATCAGGCGAGGGTGGAGTTCTGATATGGCTGAACAACCGTTTCTGGTTGGCAGCAAAGCGCGGGAGCTTCTGAGATATACACAGAGGGCGACCCGCATCGTTTCGGATGACATCAGCCGTAGCGATGCCCGAAAAGTATTTCAGAAAGCCGCTGCGCTTGAGGACATCCGGGAAATCAAGCAGGTCTGCACCACCGCTGTCCATGCTCTCGATACGAGGGAGAAGGAGGGCTTCACGAAAAGCACCTTCAACCTCTACGGCAGGGACATCCGGGAAACGGCCAAGAAGATTCTGCTGGATGCCCATGCGGCCAACAACGTGAACTTCGCCACGGAGTACGACAAGCGGATTGAAAAGATCGGCGAGGTCGTGGACGGCTGTTCTCTGCTGCTGGAATATCTGACCCTCTGCACAGAGGACGGTATCATCAGCACAAAGAAAGCCGGTATCTGGACGAAGAAGATCACGGATGTAAAATACCCTGCCATGAAATGGCTCAAGTCCGAACGTGGCAGAGCAGAAAGTCTCCGGCAGGAAGCAGAGAAGAAACGGCTTGAAATGCTTGTCAAAGCACTTCGGGCCGTCTTTGCCCAGCAGGAGCAGAAAACGGCATAACAGGAAACTGTTTTGCAATAGGGGTACGGTTTATATTCTGACGCTGCCGAATGGTGGCTGCGCTCTCCGAACACCAACAACAGCAACAACGTCTGGAACGTCAAGTCTGATGGTTCCAACGACAACTGGAACTACAACAACACCTACGGTGTTCGCCCCGCTCCGGCTGATCTGCGAGACGAGTAGGCATTTGCCGAAAGCAGTGCAACAGCCAAAGGAAACCGTATCCCGTCACTTGCCGATGCAGGCAAGTGATAAATACATCCCGCTGAGGCGGGCCATCCCTGCGGGGATGCAGCCTGCTACCGCAGCAGCGAACCAGCGGAGGGTCAAGTTTGACATACGAAGAACTGTGCAGCTTCGAGACGCTTTATAATGCGTATCTTGAAGCCCGGAAGGGAAAGCGCAGTAAGAGCAAAACAATCCAGTATGAGGCCAACGCTCTGGCCTGCACCGAAAAACTGTCCTGCAAGCTGGCCGTTCGCAGTGCACGGCAGCCGGGCGGGGACATCCGGCAGCAGATATGCTACACGCCGAGCCGCTTTGAAGTGTTCTACGTCTACGAGCCGAAGAAGCGTATCGTACACGCACCGGCATTTGTGGACAAGGTGGTACTGCACGCGCTGGTGGACAACATCCTCTATGAGGCTTTAACCAAGAGCTTCATCCGGGACAGCTTCGCCAGCCAGAAGGACAAAGGTACGGACGACGGCCTGATGCGCCTGAAAACCCACATGGTGGATTACTACCGCCGGAGTGGGTGCGGCGCTGACGGCTGGGTGCTGAAAGGCGACGTCCGCCACTTCTTTGCCAGCATTGACCACCTGAAACTCAAACGGAAGCTCAAGGCGGTGTTGGACAAACGCGGTGTTGACCTGCGTGTCTATGAGCTGCTTTGCATCTATATCGACGTGATGGAAGATGGACTGCCGCTGGGCTACCAGACCAGCCAGCTTTTCGCCCTGATGTTCCTTGACGAGTTCGACCACATCATCAAAGAAAAGTACCGCATCAAATACTATGGCCGGTACATGGATGATTTCTATATCATCTGCCCGGACAAGCAGAAGTTGCAGTGCATCTTGAAGGATGTGCGGGCACTCATGGACAGCTACGGGCTAGAGCTGAACCAGAAAACAGCCATCTTCCCATTGAGGAACGGCATTGATTTTCTCGGTTTCCATTCGTACCTGACCGAAACCGGTGCGGTCATTCAAAAACTGCGTCGGGAAAGCGCCCAACGGATGAAAGCCAAAATCAGGCATTGGGAAAGGGCATACCCGGCGGGCGAAGCGACAAAGGAAGAAATCCTTTGCAGCTTCCTTGCGTGGGATGCCCATGCGGCACACGGCGATACCTACGCACTGCGCCGCCAGTACGCCGATCGTCTGGAAAAATTGCTCAACTGCACAATTTCTATCCACCGAAAAATCAACTCGAATAAACTCGCACGAGACCGGCGACGCGCCCGGCAATGCCGCTGCATCTACAAGAAGCAGCACAAAGCCATGACCGCCACTGTCTCGCAGAACACAAGGCCCATTGGCGTTTTGCCGTGGGCCTGATTTTTTGCAAGGAGGTAACAATGGCAAACGTAAAACTGAGCACAAAGGCCGTTGGCAGTATCGTCAAGATCAAGGTCAACGGTGCGGCCAAAGACTTTATCATCGTGCATCAGGGCTTGCCCAGCAGCGCCTATGATGCAAGCTGCAACGGCGTCTGGGTTGTGATGAAGGACATCTACACCACGAGCACGTTCGGTAACAACAACTCTTACAAGGATTCCGGCATTCACACCTATCTGAACGGAACCTTCTACAACCTGATTGATTCTCAGATTCGAGCGGTTATCAAGCAGGTCAAGATTCCGTATACCAACAGCGGCGTTCAGAGCGGCGCAAACGGCCTTTCGACCAAGGTGTTCCTGCTGTCTGGCACGGAGGTCGGGTTCAGCGGCGTAAGCTACATGAACACCGAAGGTGCAAAGCTGTCCTATTTCGATAGCGCAAGCAAGCGTGTCGCATACAACGGCAGCAGCGCTGCCGTATGGTGGCTGCGCTCTCCGCTCACCGGCGACAGCAACCGCGTCTGGTACGTCCGGTCTGATGGTTCCAACGGCGGCTGGAACAACAACAACACCTACGGTGTTCGCCCCGCTTTTGTACTTCCCTCTGAACTCGTGGTCTCTGACGACGGCACGGTCAGCACGAACACTGCACCGGCCATCAACACCAGCTCCACGAATCTGGGGGAGAAGAACGCGCCCTTCAACTTCGGATACACCGTTACCGATGCCGACGGCGATACTCTGACCGTCACCGAAAAACTGGACGGAAAGACCACCGCCACCCGCACAGGCGTTGCAAGCGGTACTGCACTGACCTTCGGGCAGGGCAGTACCGCCGACGGCTTCCGGCGCATCCTCAACGGCAGCCACACCATCCGGATCACGGCCAGCGACGGCAAGGAAAGTACCAGTCTGAACGCTACGTTCACTAAGAGCGTTACCAGCGCCACCGTGACGCTGACCACCCCGCTGGCCGTGGACGGCGACATCACCGTGGCGGTCCTTCAGGTGACGGGCAGCATCCCCGATGATGCCACGTTCAAGGTCGAGGTCACGAACAACGCAAATGACCAGTCGCCGGTCTGGCAGGATGCCACCGAGGAAGTGCAGAAAGGTGTGAACATCGTGTTCAGCAATAAGACTGCTGCCAACGGTGCAGCATTCAATTTCCGCATCAGCGTTGCCCGTGGTGCATCCGGTACCGGCGGTTATATCGAAGCCATCAGCGGCGCATTCCAGTAAGAAGGGAGAACAGAGCAATGGTTGAGTGGAAGAAACACGACCTGCCCACCCGGCAGGAGAAGGAAGCCGCAGCCAAGAAGCAGCAGGAGCATGAACAGCTGCCCGACCGTGTGGCTGAAATGGAAGATGCCCTGTGTGAGCAGGACGCAGCCAACGAGAAGCGTTTGGCCGACATCGAAACCGCGCTGTGTGAGCTGGACGCAGCGCTGAACAAGGAATAAGGAGGTAAAGGACTATGGATAAGATTTGGGCAAACCGTTTGGTCGCTGGCACTAAGACTTGGGCTGAAATGCCCATCAGTCGCCGCGTTGCCGTCAAGAAGGTTCTGGCCGCGCGCGTGGAAAGCGGTGAAATTACCGCCGACGACTACAAGAACATCACGGGCGAAGACTATGCAGCATAAAAGCTGGCCCGATCTGTGCGAAAGCCTGCTGGACAGACTGGAAGCCAAGGGCGAGAACACCACCACCGAACGGGCCGAGTTCGGCGTGCTGGTGGCTGAGTGTGGGTCGAGCGGCTGCAAAATGGCATTGAGCCAGAAAGGAGAAAACGACAATGGCGATTAAAGCCTATTCACTGGCAAAGGATGGTAACAAGAAACTGTCCGCAAACTTTGCCGTGAAAGAGTTTCGCTGCAAGGATGGGACTGACCCCATCTTTATTGATGATGTGTTGGTGAAACTGTTGCAGAACATCCGGAATCACTTTGGAAAGGCTGTTACGATCACCAGCGCATATCGCACTGCCGCCCATAACAAGGCGGTCAAGGGCGCAACGTACAGTCAGCATTGCTACGGTATGGCGGCAGATATTCGAATTCAGGGCGTGGACGTGGAAACGCTCGCGACCTACGCCGAAACGCTGCTGAAAAACACCGGCGGCATCGGACGTTACCCGGTAAAAACTGGTCGTCCTGCTGGCTGGGTACACATCGACACCCGTGCGGTAAAGAGCCGTTGGGTGGGTTAAGAGTAGGAGGAAAACAAAATGGAGAACATTCTGAAAGTTTTTCTGATGGCATTTCCTGAATGGCTGGCCTGCATCTTCATGGTGGTCGGCCTTGTGGTCACGGCGCTGGCGGCGGTACGTCTGGGCTACGGC